AGAGGATAGACAAGATGTAAGGGCTATTGGAGGATTTGTTGAAAATATATTTGGTGGTGCTCTTCAAAATGTAGCTTCAGAGGCTTTAAGTGGTGTGGGAGGCTTTCTCAAAGGCTTATTTTAATTTTTAAAGTAACAAGGAGTATATAATGTCATTAAGTTTATCTAGAAATACGTTAGCAAAGGTAAGAGAACGTGGTTTAAGCGAGTATATAACGCTAAGAGAGGATATAGCTCTTAAAGATCCATTGGGAGAAGTACCTGCACAAAAAGCTGCTGCTTCTAAAATAACTAAAAGAATGTCTGCGTTAATGTCTAGACCAACTGCATCAAAACAGAAACAACAAAAAGAACAATTTCAAGAAGC